AAAGTTTGCAGTCCACTTTCCTGTGTTGTTATAAATACTGATTGCGGGGAAGAACGTAGTTTCCGAACCTGAGTACGATCCGTTCGCACCTGTCCCCGCTACTGGGTCTGCACTGTTGAGATAATTGCCATTGAGGTGAAAGTATATTTTTTTCGCATCAGCATCAAAAGCTACACCGATAGTGCCACTTGCGGGAAATCCAGTAGGCGGTGCTGTTCCATCGTCTGACCAACCAGAAGCCTTATAATAGTTACCGGCACTTGTACTGTAACCAATAGCAAACCCGCTTCCTCCAATATGAGTTGACATATCTGCGTTTTGCCCAACAATACCAACCATATCTACGTTAGCACTGTTGTTGACATATATTTCCCAATAGTATTTTCCAGAAGTCATACCGTGGGTAGCAACACATAACCTGTGATTAGCTTCTGTGGTTGAGTTATTGACTACAAGATTGCCATCAGAAAGAACTAAGTTGCTTGATTGTTGTAAAGGATTCCAAGTACAGAAGTTATCAGTCGGACTGTCTGCAACGGTATCGTTGTGATCGAGATTTACGGGTTGCCAATCGTTGTCATTACCAGACTGATCTAACCAGAAGGCCGCTTCTCTTTTGTCTGCAAAGGCGGCATAGATGTATGTGCCACCAGTAATATTTAATGAACGATCTGCTGTACCAGAAGCAGGTACACTAAATGATTGAGTTGTCTCATCAAATGTAATTGTTCGAGTCGTATCAGTTGACTCTGCGGCAGATAAGTCTGCATATAAAGTGTACTTATCTCCAACTACATTTCTGGTATTATCAAACATTAACCAATAAGAATCGCCCGGATCACTGTCTGTTCTTTTAATCATTACGAAAGCAGGTTTAAATCCTAAACTTTCTGTAACAGTCGATGCTGATCCACTGTAAGACCCAAACTTAGAGTAGCCAGACTTCTCTGCCCAACAGTAGGCGATGCAGTTTGCTCCGCCAAGCACTCCAACGCCTGACTTCATTCCTATGTAATCGGAAGTATGCCCATCGCCCCAAAACTCAGAGTATGTGTCTTGTGCGGCAGTGGTAAACGTCAGATAATAGGTAGATTGATTGGTTAAACTGCTATGCGACACAAGCCAGTTGGATGAATTATTGGTTCTATCTTTAACGATAACCCAATTGGGTGTTGCTCCAAGACCATGTTCAACAGTGTACTTACTAGAGTTATTGGGGTCAGTAAACGCTACGATTGAGAAACCGTAGGTAGTGTTTATAGATGCACCTGTCGGGTTAACAGAGCCTCCATCAAGTCCTGCGGCAGAAGCAGTAGCGTAGCCAGTACCATCTACATTGTATGTGTTAGATGAGCCACCTGCTTTCCAACCCCAAGCAACGTAGGTGTCGCCTGATGTATTTAAGTCATCGTAACTACCACGGGTAACCTTAAAACCATCGCTTTCAAATGAATCAATACCTTCAGCATCATTCTTCTCAGCATCAGTTACATTTGAAAGTAAGTTATAATCAGCACCAATGACTGAATTTGTTAAGCGATGATTTGTACCAGATCGTGAACGGTTTTTTATCCACACCAAATCAGGCTGAAATCCCATACCAGTGATCCACTGAGTACCGCCATTACCCCGATACAACACAGTATTGAACGCCTCAACCTCTGTATCGTCTTGGAAGTCTAGGTAGAACCCATTCGTACCGTAGGTGACATCTGGAGTCTTAGCCACCCACACACCGTTCTTCAACTCACCGAACGCATCTTGCAAGGGTGTGAATGCTAAAGTTGCGCTTGCATTCGTAGCAGTTGCATTTTCACTCATAGTAATTTGAGTGCTACTATCTATTGACGTAATAACAGCACCACTAGCAATACCAGTACCACCTACCGATAAACCAATTTGTAGTGTTGACGTATCAGACAGTCCCGTAACAACAGCACTTCCACTAGTAATACTAGCAGTGTCTGACTGTCCATCAATGAAGTGGACTTCGGCCATGTAGCCGTCATACGAACTTCCAGTTCCTGAGTGACCCATTCCAATAAACTGTGCTTCCGCATTGTTTATGTCGCCATCGTAGTTTTGAGATGGAAATGTTGTGTTGTTATCAAAAGCAATTCGTTCGCCATTGACGTACAACTTAACTCTGTTTGATGCTGTGGCTTGCGTTGTGTCAAAAGCTAAAACAATGTGATACCAAGCAGACGGATCACGGAATAGCGCAGTAGTGCTTAAATAGCTTGATGCTGATCCATTATTAAACCAAAAGATTCTACTATCTGAAAAAGCTAACTTGTCACCTTCTGAAGCAGTGCCGAACAGTTCAGTATTAGCGTTATCAACACGGCCACGCTTTGTCCATAATGATAGCGTCCAAGTCTTACGATTACCCGCACTGTCAGGAGTCCAACTCAGGTACGCAGAATCATCATCGTTAAACCGTAGCGATCCTTCAATGGTCTTAGGATAGAAGCCACCTGCCGCTGTGGACTTTTTAGCGTTACCTTGGATGATCGCCATTATAGACCTTGTGAAGTTAATGCGGGAGTTACAGCAACGAACACATTAGTGCCATCACAGAAGTAACTCAACCAGTATTTACCTGCTGTATTGATTGTCGTCAGGTCAGCAGAGCTAATGAATACCGCTGTATCAGCCGATATGGTTGCGCCAGTATTGTTAAGGTAAATGTTTCCTGACTGTCCTTCAGCATTTGTAAGCGTTGATGTTGAGTTATATTGGAATGTCAGCGTAGGCGTTCCACTAGATACAGCCGCTTTGAAGTTGTTTGTTGTAATCATGTCGAACGTAAGCGAGGTTGTATTGTCTGTGATAGTGCCACGCATCGGTGCAGTGATTGTGTCTGCTGTGTCTGCCCGGAGGATGTCAGTATCGACAGGTTCAGCATCAGTAATACCATATCCTGACAATGTAGTCGGTGTTGATGTAATACTTGCAAAAGGTAAAGATGTTGCAACCGGTGCAACGGCTCCCCATGCTACTCCATCATAGACATACATGGTATCGTCAGTAGTGTCAAAATATAAATCACCGGCTGTTAGTGCGTCTCCATTGCGATCTAACGCAGGTGCTGTAGATAAACTGCGTTGGTACACGCTATCAAAGTCTGTTAAAGCCGCTGAAGCCGATGTTGCTGATCCTAAGATACCGTCAACATAGGTCTTAGTTGTCAGGTCTGCGTTATCAGTAGGTGTATAGGTTGTAGTGATTTTATTAGAACCCATATCAATAGCACCGGACATAGTGCCGCCCGATGTATTTAATTTTGTAGCATCCTGGGCATCGACATAGCCTTTACGAGTGAGTGTGTCGTCTGTTGCAGGAGTAGCAGTGCTAGTGATTTTATTAGCGTCCATGACTAAATCACCGGTCATGGTACTACCGGTTTTAGCGACAAATGTCGTATCTGTATAGTTCTTAGTGGTGGCATCCTGTGCTAATGAAGGATCACCTAAACCTGTAATTTGATTGGTGTCCATTGCAATAGCGCCGGTCATAGTTCCACCGGCTAATGGAAGTTTTGTCCCAATTGCAGTATTTAATGTGTTGTATGCACTAGCATCATCATTAAGCGCCGCCGCTAATTCGTTGAGTGTGTCTAAAGCTCCGGGAGCACCGCCAATTAAATTAGTGACTTCGGTGTCTACATAAGCTTTAACAGACTGTTGGGTAGGGATCAATGTCGCTGAGTCAAGAGACATAGTGTCGTCATCAGCAAACCCAGTCACTGTTATGGAACCATCAGAAAGAGTACCAAATGTAACAGCACCAGAGGTATTAATAGAAGAAGGAGTTGTGCCTAGTTCGACAACTGAACCGCCAGAGTCTTGAGTAAAGAGGCGTTTATCTTCAGTGTTGACTGCTAATTCACCAACAGCAACATCAGAAGTGGTAGGAACGCTAGAAGCGGTTTGAGAATTTTTAAGTTTAATTTGAGTAGGCATCTTCCATTCCTGTTTTGGTAGGGAACAATGGTAAAACTAGGGAGCCAGAATAGGCTCCCCAGAGAGTAGAATCAGACTCCGGCAGGCATTGCCAATACGAAACCTGTTTCTGGACGCAGTACCTGTACACCATACAGAGTATCTGCAGTGTAAAGAGTAGCAAGGTATTCTTGCTTGTACTGAGTTTGTGAACGCACAGCCATTTGCTCTGCCAACACCATTGTGTCACGGTGTGCAAGAATTGCACCACGAGTGTCTTGTGTTGAAGTAGTAGCAGTGTTCTGAGTAGCTGTTTCAAGCACAGGGCAGTTTGTAGAAACGTAGATGTCTACGCCATACAAATTACCGATCAAACCATTCTGTACACCGTTTTGATTGGTGTAGTCAGAAGAGTTGTAACGATCAATGCCAAGCATGATCTGACGAACTGCAGGTGGAACAACCAAGAAACGACCGTCCATTGGAGTGTCAGCATCGTCCATCTTCTTGATCAACTCACGGAAAGCGAGGTCAGTAAAGACATCGGTATCTTCCATTGTGTCGTCAGCGTAAGTTGCAACACCGCTAGAACCATTAACATAGAAAACATTAGAGTTTTCCCATGCGTCTGGAGTAAATGTGCCGTTGATTTCGTCTTCAGTCGCTGTGCCATCGCCAAAACGCAGACCCAAAGAGAAAAGATGAGAATCAACTTGACGAGAGAGCGCATAACCGGCGTCTTCTGTGTAGAAGCGGCGGAGGCTGTCAAGAGCTTGAACTTCTACGATGTCCTCGATCAAACGAGAATATTCGTAGTGCTTGTTAACATCAATTGCGACTTCTGATTCAGTGTTCGCAATGATAGTGACTGCAGTGTCAACCGCTTTAACATTCGCATCGCCACGAGTAGGCTTAGGAATGTGAAGCTTGTCACCTTTTTTGCCTGACATAGGCATTTTGTTTACAAGGTTCGCAAGAACCAAGTTCTTTTTGTAGGCCGCAACGATTTCGTCCGACCAAAGTTCGGGAATAAACTTGTCAGCTTCTACTTTAGAAGTAAAGCCTCCTGCTCCCGGATAAGTTGCTGTTGCCATGAGTTAGTCTCCTATAAGGCTATCGTACTCGACCTTCGGAATAGGCTTGTCTAATTTCTTGTGACAAAGCCATATATCTGTCTGGGTCAGTTTGCATGAGTTTAATAATGTCTGCACGACGATAAATTTTACGACTTGGTGCTTCAGCAGAACCTTTAGTATTTCCAGTCGATGCTTTTTTGACTGTTTCTTTACGAGCCTTAGCTTCAGTCTGAGCCGCTTCAGAAACAATGCTCTGACGGTCTTTCCAAGTGCTAATTAACTCATTAGCGGCTTCAAAGTCATAATTCTGGTCTGCCTTACGTAAAAGGTCAGTACGGAATTTAGAGTCTGTCACCCAGTCTAAGAACTTTTTATCCTGTACGATTGTTTCAAAATCAGGATGTTGGTTCTTTAATTTAGCCATTGCTTCCTGTTGATAAAGTTGCCGTGTAACTGTTTCGGCCTCTCTAATCTTCGGGTGTTTTGCAATAGCCGCATCCACTGCTTTTTGCGGGTCAGCAAAAAAGTCAATTTCTTCGTCTGTGCTAGTGTGGGCTTGTTCTTCTTTGGCGAGTTGTGTTCTTACGAAATCATCTACAATCTTACGTAGCTCACCAACCTCTGAAGATTGACGACCTAAAAGCTTTTCAGCTTCTTGGTGCATCCTAACAACTTCGGTGATATCTTTACCCTGATATTTGTCAGGGAGGCTATCATCTGTTGATTCTTCTTGAACCTCTTCAGGTTCGTCTAAAGTTGGTGCTGAAAATTCTTCGCCTTCTTGCAAAGTTGATTCGTCATCACGCTCTTCTATAAATTTTGCCATTATTTAACTCCGTGCCGTAGCATTATGGATTATTATTTCTTAGCGGCTCTCTCATGATCTCTCGCCCACCTATCGTCAGCATCGGGCCATCCGAAACCTTTATAATGTGATTGAACAGGAGAGATTATCCGCTGTGCAGTCTCACCACATTCGACGCAAGAGACAAACCGTTCAACCGATTCAACCCAGTATTCGTCAATGTGATGACATTCTAGACATTTAAAATCAAAACGCTTAATCATCGTCAGACTCGTTAAGCAAGTCTTGAGCATTTTGAATTGACCACTCAAAATTAAGTATCTGATTCAAAATAAAGCGTTCACCTTGAACTCTAGAAAGTTGCAATTCATCTTTGATGTCTTCTATAATATAGCTATCATAGATGTCTTGCATATCTTCAATAAATTGTTTCCAACCTTCAGTACGAAACATATTAAAATAATTATCATACTGAACTTGTAGTTCTATATCCAAAAGAATTATCCTTCTGTGAGGTTCTTTGTACTATATAAATAGTATAGCATATATTTAAACAGAACACAACACCTATGTTGCAGAAATCTCTACTTTTTTATTGTTGGGTGTCGCCTTCGGTTTTGGGCGTGAAAGTTCCTGCTCCAACTTGAGGAGTTGGTCTTGTAAAACTTTCGTTTTGTTGTCTATTAATTGGGATATTTTGTCCCATTCCTTGTGTGTCAGCATTTATCACTCCTTCTGTTGGTGATGCTTTTTGATTAATTTCCTGTTCTTTCAGGTAAAGCTCTGCAATCTTAGCTCGACGTTGGAACTCTTTATCGTCCTCGTCACCGGGCTGTAGGTTGCTCGATAGAGCTTTAATACGGTCTGTTTCAGCTTCGTATTGCCCTAATGCAATGTCAGCGTTAATCTTCTGAGCACGAGATTGTGATTCTTGTGCTTGACCATTAAAGGCATTGATTTGAGCCTGAAGCTGTCCTTTCTGTAAGGCTTGTTGTTCTTGTTGTGCCTGTTGTTGTTCTGGGGTAGGCTGTTGAGACTTCCGTAGAGACTGAATAAGGTCTTCACGATTAGACAGGTTCATGTGATCAATAATTGCTTCAAGCAACTGACCATACATTGGACTTGCTTTATCCATTGTTTGGAGAAGCTGTACTAATTGAGTGACTTCATATTCACGGGCAATAATACCAAGTGAGCTAGAAGGTACAAATTTGAAGTCTTTAATTGGGTACAGTTCTGGTGTAAACTGCATATAACGCCAAGCACACTTCTCAATCATTGGGATAAGGAAAGACTCTTGGAAGTTTAACAAAGTACGCTTGTGGCGCTTTATAATCGCTCCTAGACTCATTGAGATGCCTGCGGCAGTAGACTGGCTATTAATAGAGCCGGGAATACCTGCAGAATCAATTGCGCCGGTAGCCTGCTGAACCATTGTCATTAAATCTTTAGCTTGGGCAAAGGATACTTGATCAAGTTGTCCAAACTGGAATGGTTTAAGGATCTCAGAAGGATTACCGTTCGTAAGGATGGCCTTGCCGGGTCTAACTTCCATTTTAGCTCCACGAGGAAGCCTAGAAGCATCGACAGCAAGCATAGGGTGTACAGTAAGCGCAAGCGCATCAATTCGTGCTCTTAATTCAGTGTCAAGTGCTTTTTGACTGTTGTATCCTTTTTCAC